ATACCCGCAACTGTAATTGCACCTGCGAGTAGACCTTTAAATTTTCCAAATGAGCCGCTTGAACGTTTGATACTTTTATCAACCTTATCGAACTCAGTGCCAACTTTACCGACTTTATTCTTCATCGGCGCTAGTTGTTTTTGTATCTTTGCTAGTGCTTTACTTGCGTTATCAACCGCACTAATCTCGATTTTGATATTAGTATCTGCCATTATTTTTTCCTACCCCGTTTAGCGTTTTCTTCTTTGATGTTAAGATATGTAGACCATCCTAGAAACTCCGACACTGACATTTCGTTAACTTCATCTACTGTCTTGTGTAAATGTTCTGCCAACTGAAACCTAAAAAATAAGTCAGTGTCGGATTTTAGTTTTTTGCTATATCATCAACAGTAGGTTCGGCGTTCATAATATGTGAAGCGATACGAATGACAACTTCTGGATCAACACTACTCATTAGCTCGAACTTGTCTGCTGATTTGAATAGTTTGTTACCGTCTTCATCTAATGCTCTCATAATAAGAACTGTCGCTAATGCTTCCATTACTTGACCACTTTGATGCAGTTTTACAACTGCTTCTGTTTCTTTTAAATTTGCACTTGGTCTAAACCAGACTTTAGAGTTCCATTCAGGAACATCTACCCACTCTAATCCATTTGCTAATTTGTCTTTGAAATGCTTTGTTGCATTGTTAATGATACTCATGTATTACCTCTTAGTTTGTTTCGTCAATATCGCCTAGTAGACCAGATTTGCTATAACCACTTGTGTCATTTGACTGGAAGTCAAATGATGCTGTGATCAAGTCTGCCACACCAACTTCGATTGATGAACCAGTGATGATAACATCGCCTTGTAGTGATACACCTGTTGCAAGTTCTAATACGATACCAACTGTGTCACCGACTTCGAATTGCATCTGTCCATTTGTGTCACTTGGATCGATATTACAATCGATTGAACCTGTTATTTGACGTAGACCAGGAACATATGTTCTACCATTGATGCCTGCACCAATAGATGTTGTTTCTAGCATGTCTGCTTCTTCTGATACTGAATATGATGTTACGTTTGCTACTGCTTGCGTCCCAACTTTAACAACACCGTTTTTACCTTTTAATACTGCCATTTGTTTTCTCCGTTATTTGTTTAAATCACCTGCCGTGTGATAATATTCTACTCGCACAATCATTTGAATTGCACCTAGAGGAAACAACACGCCTTCATCGGTGTTGATTTCCGTAACAAGTGTATCTATTGCATAACCATTTCTGGAAGCATCTACATACAATTGTGTTTCGATTTCGTCTGCTAGTTTGTTTCTTGCTGTATCAAGATACTTTCCTTTAACGAAACCAGTAAGCACATATTCGACGGTGCCTAATCTATTATGACCGATTGTCTGATCTGCTTTTAATTCACTAGCACTCTGAACTAGAACTGCTGGAATTTGTGCATCTGACAATTCATCGATCTCAAAAATTTCTCTGCTTACGAACTTAATGCTTTTGATTGAACGTAGTGTAGATACTATATCTTTTGCTATGTTTTCTCTATAACTTGTTTTGCTCATAAGTCTCTCTCTAACTGTTTTCTAAAAGCCGCCGCAACGAACTTTTTCTCTTGTGGTCTAACACCAAAGAATGGTCTTGACTTTTGATTTCTCGCCGCTTTCTTTGCTTCTTGGTTACGTTTGAAATTGACTAACACTTTATTAGTGCCACCTTTTTCAACGTCCATATTAGAAAGCATACGACCAGAAAAGTTTAAGTCTGGTGTCTTACCTCTACCCTGTTCAGAACGATAATCAGCATAACCTTTTGAGTAACGCTTAAATCGTCCATTAAGACCTACACCTCTACTTGTGCGATCAAGAATTAAATCTCTAACTTTGTTTCCACTTCTATTTAGTGCCCGTGGAATTGCTCTATCCATCTTGCGTTTCCAAGAATCTGTAAAGCGTTTAAAGTCAGATAAATTCATCTTCATTAGCGAAGTAACCTACGTGTGTGGAATGGTTGCTTTTCAATATCTTCAACTGTGCCATCATCATCATAATCATAACGAACACCATCTTGTAAGATGTTGTTGAATTCTTCATTGTATTTCTTACGATAGTGCATCATCATAACTTGAAACTTGTCTTCATCGCCATCTGCATTCCACTTCGTTAGTTGTGGTAGTGCATACTCTGCTAAGATAAGATAAACAGCACAACGTGTAAATTGTGTTTCGTCTAGTTTAGTGTCGTCCATTTCTAAAGCATAAGTTGTTCTAACTGAACCCAATTCTACTTTAAAGTTCTTGCCACGAACCCACCATTCTGATCTTAATCTGCGTAAGATATCTTCACGTGCTTTTGTGTGATATGAATCAAAATCATCGATACCATATTCTAGAATATCTGGTTGATACTCAATTAAATTGTCGTCTGTTGACATTACCATGTGCGTTCTCCAAATAGCAGAAAAGAGAGGGAATAATTCCCCTCTCTAATATTTCAGAAATTATGCGATTGTTGTTACTGTAGTAACTGATACGCCGTTTTCTGGTTTTACTGCTGAGAAGCCCCAAACTGCTGAACCTACGATTTCTGTTGCACGTTTTGATGCATCACGTTCTGTTTCTAGACGAACATCACGTTTCATTGCGCCACCTAGTGCGTCAAGTGCGAATACACCACCATTTGCGCCAACTAGTGTTGATTCGAAGATTGTGATACCTGCGATTGAGCCAACTAGACCTGATTGCAATGCTGTGTTACCAACGTTTGATAGAGAACCTAGTTCTGCCGCACCTGCTGATGTTAGTTGTGCTTTAAGTTGATAAACTGCCGCTGGGTGGAATACACCAACCATCTGACCTGATGCTTTTTCGATACGTAGTTTTGCTGCCGCTTTGAATAGCACGTCTGCGTCTAGTGTGCCTGCTGACACGTCAATGTCATTAGCCGCTTTAAAGTCTGCGAATGTTGCCATTGCGTCAATGTCAAAACGCTCTGCCATTTGCGCACCTAGAATACGACCGATTTCTGCCGCTAGGTTGTAGTTTGGCATTGTTTCTACTGCGTCATCTGTTAGAAGTGTCATTGCCGCACGTTCTGCCATATTGATTGTTGCCGCTAGTGATGTAGTTAGGTCTGAACCTGTTAGGTCATCACCTTCTATTAGTGCAGGTGAAACCCCTTCTACATCTAGTAGACCAAATTTTGGAATTTGAACTACGTTACCAACAGCGTTTGCTACTGGAACCATGTTCACTAGTGGGCGCATGATTGAATTTTCTTGCGCTGTGTATTGTGCTTCAATGATGATTTCGTTAAACAGATTACCTAAATCTGTTGTTGTTGTGTTAGTTGCCATGTTAATTCTCCTATTCTGGCGTTATACTTACCGTTGCTTTGCTTTATATTCAGCATATTTTGCACGGTCTTTTGGATTACTCATATCCAATGTTGTAATGTCTAAATCAACTGATTTAGAACCGCCTCCTACTTTACCTGTGCTACCTGTGCCTGATGCACTAGGAGCCGCAAAGTGCGGGTTAGTAGCTAGAAAATCTTTAACTAGATCATCAACGCCCATTTGAGAACCATCGTCTTTATACAGTGGTGTGCCATCATCTGAGATGACTTCTGACTGCCCTAGTTCGTTTAAACGAACACGATTCTTCAATAGGTCTGCGACCTGATTTGGAGCAACTGAACGATTTTTAGATGCCGCATTTAACAATGCTCCATCTACTTTTTCTTTTGTTAGTGTGCCTTCAAGTTCTGAAATACGATTGCTGAACTTATCAGCTTGGTCTTTCAAAATCTTTTCAAACTCACCACGTTGTTTTTGTTGCTCGATTTTGCGGTCTTCTTCTTGCTGTTGCCAATTCTTGTATTGATCTACATCTACACCTTCGAACTTTTTACGTTCACGTGCGACACGATCTGCTACAATACGATTGACTTCATCTTGTGAGAAACCACGATTTTCATTGCTATCCAGAGAATTATTTTCAGATGTCTCAGTTACATCATTTACCTGATCTTCATCAGTCATTTGTTGCCTCCATTAGAGTGTTGCCTCGATCTATTACGAGTGTTATATACTTATTTATGCTTTTAAAAATAATGATAAATTCGATGAAATAACACTTGACAATACTGACGAATCACTTTATAAAGAGTGTATAAGTTAAACAAAG